ATTATAAATGCACATTAATTTAATGATATAAATATTAGATTAATGTTTAAATCAATTTTTGAATAAAGTCTAGAATGTGCGTGTTATATTTTAAATTGTAGAATTATTTTATTTCTTTTTTTGAGAGCGTCTCTTTTTAGAGCCAATGCGGACAAATCCGAAGCGTCCTTTGACCGTGCCAAAGCCATTTTTTACCAACCGGTTCTCGCGTTTTGCGGTGAAATGCTTCTTTTCGGACACAATTCTCCCCGCTTTATTTTGCATCAGGTCCGTCTTTTTAAGACCACCTGACGTCTTGTACGCGGTTCCGTGCCAGACCTGCGCGCGAGTGCCAACCAACATCTCAAACGTTTTTCCTTGAATATGGTATTTTCCATCTGCGGTTTTTGTATAACGAGCCATTATATATTATTAATTAGAAAATAAATAATATTATAGTTTTATTTAAATAAATAACTAATAATAAATAATCAAACGCATAGTCAAAACTATTCTAAAAAGTATTACGTATTGGCGCGCCGCTGCCTCCGGATTGTCCCTCCCGTCTTCCTAAACAGTTTACAGGAATTGGGTTGCCATTGATGCCAAATACTGTAGTTCCTCCTAAAGGGTTCCTTATTTGTTGAGAAATGCGTTGTATTGTGGTTTGGTTTGGGTCATTGCCGGCAGTCTGGCTTATAGGTATTTCAATTTTGGGACATAACAATTCAATGTAGTTAACATTATTTATATTGTTTGCACCTCCATTCGCGCCTTGACCTTGACTTGCAGTATAATTACTGCAATTATTTGCATTGGTTCTTTCAAGAATTCTTCTAATATTTGAGGTTCTTACCATTGTTATATTATAATTATATTATCATAAATTTATTTTTATGTCCATTAACTATTTACATAAAAATATGAAAATATGCTAAAAATTAAAATTGAACAATATTAAAAAGAATTGTGTAAATTAATATAGCTTATAACTTATAACAATGAACGCCACCGACGTATCTACCGAACTTTCCAATAAATATCAGCAAAAGACTGACAAACAACATATTCTTGATAACCCCGACACATACATCGGGTCTATTGAAAATGTTGACTCTCATATGTGGCTTCTCGCCGAGGATGGCGCCAGAATATACGAGAAGAACATTATTTATATTTCAGGATTATTCAAATTGTTTGACGAAGGCGTCGTTAACTGCAGAGACCATGTAGTTAGAATGCAGGCGGCCGTTGATAATAATGCTCCTCATGCGCTCCCAGTCACATACATTGATGTAACCATTCAAGATGACGGGACCATTATTATGACGAATGACGGCAACGGCATTGATGTCGCAAAACACCCTGAATACAACATTTGGATCCCTGAACTAATATTTGGTCACTTAAGAACCTCCACCAACTATGACAAAACAGAAAAGAAAATCACCGGCGGCAAAAATGGGTTCGGGTTTAAACTGGTGCTCATATGGTCAACGTTTGGCTCCATAGAAACAGTGGACCACGTTCGCGGACTTAAATATGTGCAAGAGTTCTCAAACAACTTGGACACCATTCATCCTCCGACGATTACCAAATGCAAAACGAAACCATATACTAAAATAACGTTTAAGCCAGACTATGCGAGATTAGGCATTGACGGGCTAACTCCTGATATGATCGCGCTTCTTAAAAAACGCACGTATGACATCGCCGCAATCACTGACAAAAATATTAAAGTCAGGTATAATAGTGCACTAGTTCCTATCAAAAACTTCCAACAATACATTGACCTCTACATTGGCGATAAAGCGGTTTCGCCTAGAGTATTTGAGGAGGCGAATGAACGCTGGGAATACGCCGTCGCATTGTCGCCTAATCACGAGTTTATGCAGGTGTCATTCGTAAATGGCATATGCACAGGCAAAGGCGGCAAACATGTGGACTATATTCTAGGGCAAATCACGCGCAAACTGGTGGAGTTTATTGAGAAAAAGAAAAAAATCAAAGTGAACGCGTCTAGCATCAAAGAGCAGCTCATCCTGTTTTTAAGGTGCGACGTGGAGAACCCGTCGTTTGATAGCCAAACCAAGGATTTCATGAATACTCCTTCCAACAAGTTTGGGTCTAGCTGCGTAGTTAGCGACAAATTTATTGAGAAGGTCGCAAAAATGGGCGTGATGGATGCGGCATGTTCGTTAACCGAAGTCAAGGAAATGAAAGCGTGCAAAAAGAGCGATGGAACCAAGACAAAAAATATTCGCGGCATCCCCAAACTAGAAGACGCAAACTGGGCAGGCACGGAGCGGTCTATTGAGTGCATCCTGTTAATTACAGAAGGCGACTCAGCGAAGGCCGGTTGTTTGTCTGGATTATCGTCGGAAGATAGAAACCGTTTTGGCGTGTTCCCTATCAAGGGGAAAATGATGAATGTCCGCGGCGAGCCAATCAAAAAAATCGCCGACAACAAGGAAATCGCGGATGTGAAGAAAATCCTGGGACTAGAAACCGATCGCGAATATTCCACGATTGAAGACATCGCCACTCATTTGCGATACGGTAAAATCATCTTTATGACGGACCAAGATTTAGATGGAAGTCATATCAAGGGCCTCTGTATCAATCTGTTCCAATGCGAATGGCCCACTCTTGCCAAAATTAACGGGTTTATCGGGTTTATGAATACCCCCATCTTAAAAGCAACGAAAGGCAATCAAGTGAAGTCATTCTATAATCAGGGCGAATATGAGACTTGGAAAAGTGTTACCAACTTATCTGGCTGGACCACGAAATATTACAAAGGTCTCGGCACAAGCACCAAAAAAGAGTTTGTAGAATATTTCGCAGAGAAAAAGATGGTCGGGTTCATTCATACTGGCGATAACAGCGATGACGCCGTGGATATGGTGTTCAACAAGAAGCGCGCAGACGACCGCAAAGGGTGGTTAAAAGTGTATGACAGAAACTCATACTTAGACACCAGTCGCACAGATGTTCAGTATGAAGAGTTCATTCATAAGGAGCTGATCCACTTCTCAAAATATGACTGCGACCGGAGCATTCCTAACCTGATGGATGGTCTCAAAACCAGCTTGCGCAAAATATTGTTTTCGTCATTCAAACGCAACTTGACACACTGTATTAAAGTATCGCAATTGTCCGGCTATGTGTCGGAGCATTCATGCTATCATCACGGTGAAGAGAGTTTGAACCAAGCCATTGTGGGTATGGCGCAAAACTTTGTGGGCTCCAATAATATCAACCTGCTTTATCCGGATGGTCAAATGGGGACCCGATTGTTGGGTGGCAAGGACAGTGCAAGCCCCAGGTATATCTTCACGCGTTTAACTGGTATTACGAAGCTGATTTATCCGGAGATGGACAACCACATTCTGAATTATTTGGACGACGATGGCACGCCGGTGGAACCGCTGTTTTATGCGCCGATTATTCCGATGATACTCGTAAACGGGTCAAAAGGTATTGGCACTGGATTTAGCACGGACATTATGTGTTATAACCCGCTAGATATCATTGACTATTTGAAATGCAAACTCCGGGGTGAAGCGTTTATGCAAGACTTTATTCCCTTCTATGATGGATTTAAAGGAAGAATAGAAAAAGTCTCGGACAACAAGTTCTTGATTAAAGGCGTGTATGAAAAGGTGGGCCCCGATAAAATCCGGGTTACTGAATTGCCGGTCGGATATTGGACGCAGGACTTCAAAGAGTTGATGGAGACGTTGATGGAGCCGGTGGTAGCAAAAGACGGTAAAAAGTCGCCGGCGTTAGTGAAAGATTGCAGGCACAACAGTAACGATACAGTGGTGGATGTAACGATAGACTTCCCTAAAGGCGCGTTAGATGAACTGGAGGCGACAATGCATGAGAACGGCTGCAATGGCGTGGAAAAGTTATTGAAACTGTTCACTAGCGCGAGTTCTACAAATATGCACTTGTTTGATTATGAGGACAAGCTGAAAAAGTATGACACGGTGGTTCAGATTATTGACGATTATTTTGGTAAGCGGCTGGAGCTGTATGGTGTGCGCAAGCAATACATTATCGCATCACTAGAGAAAGAGCTGGTGCTGCTGTCTAACAAAGCCCGGTATATAAATGAATTGTTGGAGGGAACAATTGATTTAAGGAAAAAGAAAAAGGAAGAAGTGGTGGCAATGCTGGAGGCCAAAGGGTTTAGTCGCATTGATGACGAAGACGCGAAGAAGGATTACAAGTATTTGATCAAGATGCCGATGGACAGCGTGACGGAAGAAATGGTGGAGAAACTGAATAAAGAGCATGATGCAAAGCAGGCGGACCTAGTAAGGGTCAAGGGAACAACGGTGGACCAAATGTGGACAAGAGAGTTGGATGAGCTTCAAGCGGAATATTTGAAACATAAGGAAGAAAGGGCGATCATGTTATCTAATGTGGAGGTGAAGGTGGCAGAAAAGAAGAAGAAACCTAAGCTCAAAGTGGTGAGCGCGGCGACTGCGAAATAATGATTACACTTAATATTTATAACATTACGTTGAATGCGCGATTAAACAAATGGGATTTCAGTAAAAGGGTGTATGTAATCTTTAAATAATTGTTTTACAAAAAAGAAAGATATTTGGTCTTGGATGCCACACTCTTGAATGTGTTGATACCAAGTGCTGTTGAGTTCAATCATTTTTTTATGTTTCATATTTCTAATCAAAAACCCGCATGCGCAATGTGCAACGGTGGTTTCGCTTAGACCATGGTTCACTTGATTTGTTATATATTTTACATATTTTTCACGTTCTAGTCTATATTTCTCATGATACAAAATGCTTATATTGAATTCATTCCATATATTATTATCAACATACCAATGTTTTCTCAACAATAACGCATAATTTTGTTCTATAAAATATTTAACAATAAAATTTTCCACAAATGTTTCATTTACTTTATCTAATTTGCTATCTAAAAAACACAGGTAATCATAATCTTTTAATTCTTGATATTCTTGAGGCATTGTTTTAATATGTTTACCAACCATACAACTTTCTATTAAATCATCTTCTGTTGGGTTATCGTCGTAAATTCCAACCCAATTTGTGGTTTTTAAATTTTCAATAATAGACTGATTATTTGTATAATAATAACATTTATATTTCAATGATGGTAATTCTGGTATTTTAAATGCGGGGTTATTGTTGCTTCCATAAAAATACGTATAAAACGCTAAATTAAAAACTTTCGTTTTATTTAAGTAGAATACATGTTCAATATTATAACCAGTGACAGTATTAAATGATTTCAATTCATATTTTATATTATATTTTTCAAAAATATTTGTTAACTCATTTTTATCAAAGGATAAATCGGGAACGTCCACGCCATACATTAAATTGTGCGCGATTTCTTTTGTTGCCCCGTTAAAAGGTGTAAATAAAACTAAGCACATTGATTTTGTAAAAGATTTACATGCGTTTTCTAAAATTAATTTCCATTCATAATTATGTTCTAAAACATGTCTCATAAAAATTCCATCCACATTTGAAGTGTAGGTTGTCAAGTCAGTTTTAACATCGGCAAATGGTGTTTTACTGCCATCTACGCCTATATATTTATTTAAATCCAGGTTAGTAAATGTTGTTTTAAATCCTCCTGCACCACATCCCCAATCTTCAATCTTATTACAATGTTTTAAAAAATTATAACCTAATTCATACGTCAATGTATTCCCATATCTAAAACTTCCACAATCATCAAGTGTTAAATCTTTATACCATTCATTCCATTTATCTGCCATTACTAATATATTTAATATGATTTAATATATTAACATATTCCCCGCATTTAAGAGAAACATGTAGTTCCATTTGCGTTTACATGAAGTGCAAATTAAAAGAACGACTTAAGTTCCAGCTGTTTATCATTGGTAGAAGACATGACTGGTGGCGCGAGTGGCGTGTACATATTGCTCGCATCATACAAGTACTTAATGTATCCTTGAGCCTCGCCATACACCTGCTTCACAGCATAATTAAGTACAACCGAGTTGAGTTCGCTGATTTGTTCAGTGATGTGTGTGAGCTGGTTTGCGGAGAATTGTAAAAATATGCTGCGCATGATAATTTTAAGGGCGTCTAAATCTTGTACTCCAATTACGTATTGTCCGTTTGATTTATTATATACGCCTGCGCGAATACCGTTTTGTATAATGGCGATATTTTGTTTTGAAAAGAACAGTTTAGACAATGTGGTGTCGTCCCATAATCCGATGGTGGGTTCTCTATAGTTGGTGTTTTGTTGCGCACTTGGGATTTTATCATACATGGCGAACAAGTTTTTGGTATTTGGCTCTGCATATTGTTTCATAATGTCAACGCGACCATTTGAGCTTTTGTCTACATATACATTGTTGCGAATGTTCATTATATTATATAATAGAATAGAATATAATTAGAATGGACCAACTCCCTATAATATTTCTAAATTCATTTATTCATTTGCCTAGTTATTTTAACTGAGTTTTTTCAACATGGTGGATACAATGGATTTAGGAGTTTGGGTTCTATTAATTGTAACTGGTGCAGAATGGTTTCCTCGTTTTTTAATGCAATACCCTAGAACATTATTTGATTTGCGAACAAATGTCGACCCGGATCGCGCGCGACTATTATTGTAAAAATTGCGAATAATTAAGTGTACATGTGTATCGCGGTTATCTGTGTTTGTCAAAGATAGGTAATAGTCGCATTTATAAATGGTTCCAATGTCTCTTGTAATGTGACCATTGCCATTGGTCTGCGCCTTCCATTCTCGCAATATGTTTTGCACAAGTTGTGAATGTTTGTATTTAGACGGGCATTTTTTGAGGGTTTGAATTTTATTGCGCGCATTTATTTGCACGCGTTTCGTTTGCATGCGCCTAGTCTTAGTCCTCATAATAATATTGTGATATTATGATTTATGATTTATGGATTATTAATATTTCCTAATTCCCTAATTCCCTAATTTCCTAATTTCCTAATTTCCTAATTTCCTAATTTCCTAAATTGGTTGGGCAACCTTTCATTGCATTGTTTAAATTTTTATATGCATATATAAATATGGATGTTGCGCAGAATGTATCTACCACGAGCGGGTGGTTATTCCAAACCCTTAATTTTCAAAAAACAGTGCTTATTATTGCGATTATCATCTTAATTGTTTCATTAGTCTTTATTGGAATGCAAATTAAACAGTCGAACTCAAAGCAAGTATGGCCTCCTCTTGTGCCTCAATGTCCTGATTTTTGGGCAGCGGATGGTTCTGGCAATTGTAAACCAACTGAAAATGCGCCAAATATTATTGAAGATGCAGAATGTAACCCACAAGGTGGAAAAAATTTTTCAGTAGCCCCTTATATAGGCGCGAGAGGTGCATGCGCAAAAAAAGAGTGGGCAGATCAATGCAAAACTGCATGGGAGGGAATTACTTATGGAAGAGTAGACCCGTGCAATTAAACGCATTAACGCATTAATGCATCAATGTGTCAATACAATAAACCAATTGAGTGCAAATGAACATAAAAACAATACCAATATTATTATAATATGAATAATATTGATTTTAATAACTTTTTAAATAGAGAGGAAGAAGTTGCTAAAATTACAAAAATATTGTCTAATTTTGAGGAGAGCAAGCAAAACCTTCTCTTTAAAAAGGGGATATACATATATGGCAATCCAGGCATCGGCAAAACCACATTTATAATGGATTTATTAAAATCGTTAGACTATGATGTCATTAAGTATGACGCAGGCGATATTCGTAATAAACAGATTATTGATACGATTACAAAACATAATATGTCGGACAAAAATATTATGAGTTTATTCCAAAAAAAGGCGAAAAAAATCGTCATCATAATGGACGAGATTGATGGCATGAATAATGGTGACAAAGGCGGTATTAATACATTAATAAAACTAATCCGCCCAAAAAAGACGAAAAAACAGCGCCTAGAAGAGGTGTCATTAAATCCAATCATCTGCATCGGGAATTACCACATTGATAAAAAAATCAAGGAATTGATGAAGGTATGCAATGTAATAGAACTAAAGACACCCACTTGCCCACAGATAATGAATATTATTAACGCGATAATGCCTACGATTGAAGACGACTTGAAGACCAATGTTATCCAATTTGTTCAGGGCGACATTAGAAAACTGAAAAACATTTACGACATTTATACGAGCAATAAGCATTTACTTCGGACCAATATTATTCACAATATTTTTCAAACCAAGTCGCATAATGATGATACGAAACAAATCGCGCAAAAGTTGATTAATATCCCTCACAGCATTGACCAGCATTTAAACATAATGAACGAGACGGATCGCACGATTGTCGGGCTACTATGGCATGAAAATATTATTGACAGCATTTCTAAAATGAAGAAAGAAACGTCTATTCCATTTTATTTGAAAGTGTTGGACAATATTTGTTTTGCGGACTACATTGACCGGATCACGTTTCAAAAACAGATTTGGCAATTCAACGAGTTGAGTTCATTGATTAAAACGTTTAAAAACAACAAGCTGTACCACTCTACATTTAAGAAAAAGCCGAAAGCGGCAGCCAGTGGCGACATAAGGTTTACCAAAGTTCTCACCAAATATTCCACTGAATACAACAATTCTATTTTTATCCAGTCGCTATGCCAGCAGCTAGGTATGGACAAGAATGATTTGTTTTATTTTTTCATTGATTTGAAGAGCAAGTGCGAGGATGACGCGAGCATTTTGGCGCTATTTGAGAATTACGAAATAAATAAATTAGACATTAACCGGATATATCGGTATTTAGACAAATTTATTAAAGAGACCGCAGAAGACTTAGATGATATTGCGGATGATATTAGTGGCGGGGATTAGCCGCGAATTCCCGAATATAACACGATTTGTGCGAGATTTGCCAATATATGGAGAACGCTATGTGAGTAAGCGGATCTCCAGTAGTCTTTATCATTATAATGTACGCAACCTAAATGATAAAAATACATGCCTAATCCAGTGATTGCATAGTATTGCAATGCACGTTGTGAATGAAATGCAACGTATATATGGTAAATTAAGGAAGAAAGCACACTGGCAATATCAATGCATCTTCTCATGCAAGTGTATTTAGGATTGCGCCAATAATTAATAGAAGTAAATAATACGACTGCGTTACAGAGTGCAAAATCATACTAGCGTTAGTTAAATGCATACCATGTGGATACAATCGTGACAGAAGTAGTTTTCAAAAGTACACTGGTTTGTTTCGGGCCATATGTGAGCCCATTTAAATTTTGGTTCTCTTGATTTTGTTGCGCATTCATTCCAATAATCATTATATTCATAATAATATTTAAGTAGTATTATGAATGTTTACATTTAAATTTAATAATATGTGACTGAATAAATTACATTCCCAACTTTGCACAAGTGGCCGCATAAGTTTCATTCCACTTATTACGGGTCTCTTCATCCACTTCACAATACTGGTGCGCTTCAAATTGTTCAGGGCTAATGTAATATAGGTGCACTGGCGACGGTCCACCCTTGAATTCGCCGGTGGACATGACCACTTTAAAAAACAGGTTTTGCTCTAGAGTGCCGACAATGTGTCTGGAATACTCGCCGGTAACCGCATTGCGAATGTTTGAGCCGGTTATTCCAGTGGAATACATACGAATGTTTACAAATTCGCGAAACTTGCCATCCTTATAAATGTTGTTGAATGGGCGTTTTATGGTGCGGCAATGTTTGTCTGTAAGCTGAACAAGTGCTGCTGTCGCAGCCGCACGTTTACCACCGCTTTTCACTGAATGCGCGTCCAATAGGTCGTGGTCTTGAAACGCCTTGTTAAAGTTGTCGTCGTAATCCATAACTTCTTCCTTTTATAATATCTTTTTGCAAAATGTCTTTAAGCTATTTTACGGTTAAATAAGTTATTATATTTATGCTGGTCCGATTTCAATATTCGTGTTATTTATTTTTAATGCTTCGTTCTCTTCTTTCAACTCTTTGAGTTTTTTCATAAGCGCATTAATAATGGTGTCTTTATTTTCAATAACTTTATCAAACCCGGCGCGCATTTCATTCATTTGTCCCATCAAACTATTATACATATCTTGCATCGGCGCCATCATTCGCTCCCGTTCTTCCTTCATATCTTGTATTTGTTTCATCAACTCCGGTTTATGCTCCGGCTTTCCCAGCGGATAAGTGATTAGCTGAGGGTTTATATTACCTACATAAAACGCTTTTAAATCGGGATGTTTAATAAAGTCGTCCACCGTTTTGGGCGATGGGCCCACATATTGGCTAGGTTCTTCAATGAGGCGACGTTTATCTACCGAGTTTTGAATATGGGCAAACACGAGAATGGTTTTAGTAGTGTCTAGCTGAACAAATGGAATAGAATAGTTTTTCAAAAAAAGGCGCTCTTCTGCGACTGCAGCGGTGTTGTCATATTGGGTAAAATTCAACAGCTCTTTTCTAAATGCGAACGTTGCGGCAGTCGCATGGGATGGCCCATAGGGTCCGCATTGAACCAACTGGTTAATGCCGTCATAATAAATATGCATCTCGCTTGACCCGGCACACAAGGCTTCTGGGTGAGCAAGGAGAGTTTCCACTGCATGAGATACGCGCTCAGGAGGATAATAATCGTCGTCGTCCATATACACGATGATAGAGCCACTACATTTTTCGTGCATTGCATTGCGTTTTTTGCCGAGTGTCATGTGCGTGGAATTGGGGAAATATTTGATGGTCGGTAAGAGCGGGTTAGTCTTAATCGCCTCTTTAAATATGTCTTGAACTTTATCGGCACCATCGTCAATAATAATCCACTCCATCCGGTCTTTGGGGTATGTTTGGTATTCTACGCATTTGATGATGTAGGGAATAAATGGGCGACGGTTAAACGTGGGTGTGCAAATGCTCACGAATGGGAATGTATCATTTATTGACGTGTTTTTCGCGTTTTTCGTGTTTTTCATTTATATAAACAATATCAATATCTTTAAATACTTATTGCACTACTTCATTTACTGAAGGTTTCTTCCTTTGTGTTTTAGATGATCCAATTTTTAATGGTTTATTCCCTCCTTTCAGTAAAATTGTTGTATTGGTTGGGTCTCCTACATTAACATCAATATTTTCTGCATTTGTTACATTTGTTACATTTGTTACATTTGCGGGCATAGGCGGCGCGGATGGGTCAACCTGTTGTTTGGGTGCGTCAGGCTCTCTATCAACAGATGCGTCGCATTTATCGCCGGAAGAGGAGAAGTCATTCGGGTCTACTACATATTTGGCGAACACATTTGTGCCAAACACCAATATAATTACTGCGAATATGCAGCCAATGGCAGTAGTTGGGCTCATATCTATATATATTTGTTTGATAAGCATTAATGTGAATGCGATTAAATAGCCCCTGCTATAAAAGTGTAAATTATTTTTCAATAGGTGAAAAATGGTGAATTGTTTAGTTTTGACAGGGTTATCCGTTTTATCATTTTTTAAAACATCTACAGTGCCGGCCATTGCAAACACTTTGGCAACAGAATAAAGCGCGCAAAAAATAGATGTGATAACGTTTAACATTATGCCCATGGTGCATAAAAAGAACAAATAAAACAATCTTATAAAGAGCCCACCCCATGTGAGAGGTTCATATTCGGGGGTAGACATTGATCCCCCGATTGGGAAAAATATTTGCCATATTTTTGTCCAACCAGATTCGCCCTCGTGATTTTTAGGGTCATAGTGTCCAGTTTTAAAAATATCAATGATTGACATTAAATATAGCCCTATACTGGATGCGATATGGCAAATGATGTATATAGGCACGAATGGTATTAAAAATAATGCGCCAAGCATTAAGCCGACGCTTTCATTACAAAAACTATGAAAAAACTCAAAATAAGTACTGATGACTTTAAAATCCGCAATAATTAGCCGTTGTACATAATTTATAAAGGAATATTTAATAAACCCGGTGCCCTGTTTTTCGGCGCCTTCTTTTATTTCGGTTAATTTGTATAATAAGCTGGCGTTTTCTTGCTTGCCTTTCTCATTTAGGGTTCCTTCAAACTGTTTGTTAATGTCCGCTTCATCAAAATGCACGAATGAGCATCGCGTTGTATTCTGGTCATCATCCATGCTATATATAGGAACCTGTGTTTTGAGTATTTTTATTTTGTCAAATCCGGTTTTGGGTGCGTTTGGTTCAAAGTCGCGCTCATAATAGTCGTGCGGGAATTCTGTTTGTAAAAGGCCTGCATGGCAGATAATTCCATAATACCAAAAAATGGAGCCACCTAAAAACAGCATGGCTATGCTCATAAAGACTTTCAGAGTCACCCGTGTTATTTTTTTCAAGTTTTTTACAGTAAACATATTTGTCTTAGTAGACTTGCGTGTTTTTTGTTGCAATTTTTTTTCTTCCATAATATTTGTATTATCACTCAACAAATCGCTCATATTATAATAGTCAAATATAAAATTTTTACTATTTGACTATTTGCAAATTGACTAATATGTGTGTGCGCATTCCTAAATGCAAATGCAAATGCGACCAATCCATATAATACTTATGTTGCATACATCAGCCCACAATTTCCAGATAAAAAGGTAATCACATTTAATCGTTCCTCCATGACGTATAAATTATAATTATATTCATAAATCCGCCATGTAGGTTTATTCACTCCAATAATATTCCCCGTTTGCGGGTCACAAATGGTGAGAGTTTGTGCGAGCGGGTCAATTGCCGGAATTATCGTATTAAATTCAAACTCTATTTGGTTAAACCGGCTCATATTAATTGCGCCAGACGGTTGCAAGTCGGTTAAAGATGAGTTGACGCAAAAGTTGTAGCAATATAGTCCATCCGGTGCGTTGCCGCTAGTTCTCGTATATTTTTCAATGTAATTAAAAATGCCGACGGGTTGAATATTCTCACGATAAGACCCGTCTAATAATATTCCCAGATTGACTAATATGTGTTTGTCATTTTGAATATTATATGGTCCGGTAATCATCCATCCGGTGAGACGCCCGTCTACATTTACGCCTGGTCCGATTTGTGCGGTTTCAGTAAAGTCATCGTAAACTCTTTGAACTGGATAAATGCCGTCCGTTGGCGCAGGGATTAAATCCATCGGCATATAGTTATACGGCCAGTTCGTGTAATTAGACCATTCATTGCGCAGATTAACGTCGCTCCTTTGAAAATAAAAGAGCCAATTAGATACCATCCCGAGCGACTCCAGCTGAACTTTATTTGAGCCGGTTACATTATAGAACGTTTTTTCGCGCACTTGTTTAAACAGATATTTTTGTTCTTTGGACGCAAAATACCGCGACTCTTCATTGGATAAAAAGCAGTATGTGCATTCTAAATGAACATCCGCATTCCAACCAGTTCTCGTGTCTGTATAGGAGTCAATATTTAAAGTCAAATCCGGAGGAGGCTGTAAAAACCGGTAAAATTGCATGTAGAATGCATTAAAGTTGGGTGCGACATAAGGGTAATTATTAACATTGTCAAATACATCACGAATTTGAAATAGCTGGTTCACTGGGCGAAAGGTGACATTGATATATAGCTCATTATACTGTAGGGCGACTAGCGGGAACGCCATTTGGCTTTTTGTGCCGAACCATGCATTTAATGGAATGTATATCATTCTGCCGCGAATGGAGGGTTCTGGTCCGCACTGTTCTTCGGTAAAGAATGCATTGGGATAGCTATTTACGCGAGAGCCGGCGTTTGCTGGGTCGTTTAATTCGGGGACGTTGCCGGTCATTTTATTGAAAAGCGCCAACTTTTCGGTGCTATAGTCGCGTTGAACCGTGGCAAGAATATAATTGCCGGTGTATTCTTGCAAGGTTTGATTGCCGCACGTGATGGTTATTTTTGAAATCATTTTTGCGCCTAAATTATCAATCCATTTGAATTCGTACGGGATCCATGCGCCGGCATTAATTGTGTCTGGTTCAACGCGGTCGGACGGAGGCATAATAGGGCTCCAAATGCTGGGTAAAGCAACAGATAAATAGGTGTCCATCAATAAATCGGCATATCGGGGCACTTTAAATGTAAACGTAGACTCTTCTGTCATGCGAAGAGTTCTAGAGCCATCAAAGTCAACGCGAAATTTTTGAAGACCAAAATTAGTGTATTTAGAATATGTGGTTTTAAAAAATGATTTGCTGGGGTTTCCATTTAAAATAACGTTTTGTTGTCCTTGAGAGACTAAATTCATCAACCCGCCTGGCATATTATACTATATTATTATTATACTATTGATAATTTTTTAAACCCTTTACTATTTTAAATGTTTCATTTAAACCATTGATATAAATCATTTTTATAACAATACAATACAATACAATACAATACAAACATTTTTTATACTAATATATAATATGTCTACAATTGGTGATCCAGCATTAACAACTACTTTGGTTAATGATACAATAGGCCGTGTGAAAGAAGTTGTAAATATGACTATGAGAGAGCTTCAAAATATTTCCGCAACTGTCTGGGCATATATGTTATTTATAGTATTAGTCATATCGTTTATAATCTACTACATTTATTTGTCCAACTTGCAAAACCGTGAATGCAAGTTTTTTGATAAAAAATATTCAACAAAAACTAGTTTAGTCGCAATTAATAAAAATGCCCAACAGTGCCAATACAAATTTCGTGACTATTATATTAAAACCGCATACAACTGCTGTAGTGGCGGCTCGTATAAAAATGATTACGTGTCTCTATGTGTATTAAAGAGCATTTTAGGCCAAGGTGTGCGCGCATTGGATTTTGAAATTTATTCCGTCAATGACCGCCCAGTGGTGGCAACCTCTACCGCGAATAGTTTTCATATTAAGGAAACGTTTAACTCCATTGATTTTGCAAATGTGATGAATGTAATAACCAAGACTGCGTTTTCAGAGACCACATGCCAAAATGCGGAAGACCCATTGATAATTCATTTAAGGTTCTTCAGTTCTAACCCACAAATGTATAAAAATCTTTCCGAAATATTTAAATCGTATGAAGATAAAATGTTGAACGAAGACCACAGTTATGAAAATGGCCGGCATAATTTAGGAGATGTCAAATTGCTTGATTTAAAAAAAAAAATAGTTCTCATTGTAGATAAGACAAATCCCGCATTTATGGATTGTAAAGAATTATATGAGTTTGTCAATATCACAAGTAATTCCATTTTTATGCGGGCGTTGCATTATTATGATGTGCAGTATACGCCCGACTTAAATGAGCTCATTGAGCACAATAAACAGGGGATGACAATGGCAATGCCTGATAAGGGTATTAACCCTAGTAATCCAAGCGGGGCGTTAATACGTGAAACGGGGACGCAATTTATTGCGATGAGGTTTCAAAATACGGATACGTATTTGGAGGAAAATAACCTGTTTTTTGACCAGGCAGGGTATGCATTTGTATTGAAGCCGGAGAAGTTCCGTTATGTGCAACCAACAATTGATGCGCCTCCACCTCAAAATCCGGCGTTATCTTATGAAACCAATGTTGTTGAAACAAATGTGGTTACATATCAAACTTAGATTTAAATCATTCAGATTTAAAGTATCTAACATTATCAATGTATTTTTATATAGTTATAATGTATGAAATTTATGAAATACAAAAACAATAACAAAAACAAACACAAAAGTAAAAGCCGCAATCATCGTAACAAATTTGAAAGAGACAGCCATAAAAATAGTGATAATATAACTGCAACAAATACTGCAACCACATATAATAACGGTAATGTAACTATTTCCAACCCATTGTGCGACCGTAAAATGACGTTTCAAGATTGCGAATTAACCATTTTGCGCGCGGCAGTGGACTCCGTTGAAAACATACAGGGCAAAAAAACCGCCGCTCTTCCCGAAATCAAATCCATTATGCATATTGTTGAGGTGTTTTTAAAACAGAAGCATCTCATATGTTACGGTGGCACGGCAATCAATAATATATTACCTAAACAAGACCAGTTCTACAATAAAGAGATTGATATTCCTGATTATGATTTCTTTTCAGCCAACGCGTTAAATGATGCAAAAGAACTGACCAATATATATTTTAAAGCCGGGTTTGAAGAGGTGGAAGCAAAAAGCGGTCAACATCACGGCACATATAAGGTGTTTGTGAACTTTATTCCCGTTGCAGACATAACCAGCATTCCGGCGGAACTGTTTAACAAACTGAAAACTGACGCAAAACGCGTGGGCGGAATTTTATATGCGCCTCCCAATTATTTGCGCATGTCTATGTATCTTGAACTATCGCGCCCCGCTGGCGACGTCAGTCGTTGGGAAAAAGTGCTGAAACGTTTAGTGGTTTTAAATAAGCATTACCCTCTTACATCACAACACTGTGATACAGTAGAATTTCAGCGTAAAATGACGAGCAAACTGAATGACGACACCATTTATAATACGGTAAAACAGGCGCTCATTGACCAAAGCGTGATATTCTTCGGCGGCTTTGCGGTCTCCCTGATGTCGCACTATATGCCGAGACATATGCGGACCAAATTGGAAAAAAACCCTGATTTTGATGTGCTGTCGGAGGAGCCCACGCTAACTGCCGAAATTGTCAAGGAGCGCCTAGAAGAAATCGGCATTAAAAATGTCTCCATTCACCGATTAGAGGGAATTGGCGAAATTATTGCGCCGCATTACGAAATTAAGGTGGGTAAGGATAATGTAGCCGTTATTTATGAGCCACTTGCGTGCCATAGCTACAACACGTTTACACAACATGGGGAAGACATTAATGTCGCGTCTATAGATACCATGTTGAGCTTTTATTTGGCGTTTTTGTATATTGATAACCCGTTATACAACTATAACCCGGACCGGATTTTATGCATGTCGCAGTTTTTGTTTGAGGTGCAAAGGCGAAACAGGCTGAAGCAAAATGGGCTATTAAAACGGTTCAGTATTAATTGCGTTGGTCATCAAGAGACGATAGAAGAGATGCGCGCGCAAAAGACGGCGAAGTTCCAGGAATTGAAAAATAATCGCAACAGTAAAGAGTTTGAAGAATGGTTTTTGAGGTACAGGCCGGCGGACTTGGCGATTAATAAGAAGGCTCTGGATAAGGTGTCGAATGAAAAGGAGAATGAACCTAAGAATGTAACACTTAAAAAGAAGGTTAAAAGGAAGAAAACAGGAACAAGGAAGAAACCCTTGTCCAAGTTATTGAATATTTTCAAGTAATTTGTAGATACCATCTTTTTCTTCCTTTTTTCTAATTATGAAAGGAGAAATATCAATCGCATTCATTTGCAAACGCCCGCGCATCTATTTGCTCCACAGGGGTATAAATACGAATAATTCAAAACCACATGCCTCAATAAATAAAATTGATTACTTTTTAAAGGGCGGCCCTTTGTATAAACTGTTAATGCAATGAATTACATTGAACAATATAAAGCTGTCCGTGATTATGATGAGAGCATTCTCATCACAATTAATAACATGTTGCAAGACCCACCTCAATCCAATGAAATGCTTGCGCTATTGCACAAGAAAAAAACGCAAGTAACCGCGGACCTTGCAAAATCAACCGCACAATATGAGGTGGTTTATAACTTGTTCCGCATGCCTGCGGAACTCAAAAAAATTATTGGTGCGTTTTCCAATGAAGTGGTAAATCAAAAGAAACTGTTGAAGATTGAGTTTTACAACAGTTGGTTTGAAATGCATAAATGGCGCATCACCAGTTTAATGAAATCGTGGACTAAGAAGGACCTCGCATTTGTGTTAGATAAGATTAAGCCATCATATGATGCATCGTATCATGATGCATTTGAACAAAAAACAACACGCTATAAAACCAATGTAATGATGCTGTCTAAGATAGAATGCATCATAAATAACAAAGGAAAACGCTCAAATCTTGAAATGTATAGTTTATTGTTGGCTATCTCTACTTATGACACCAAAATACGTGCATTAACTAAATCCGGTTGAGTTGCGCCATGACTTTTGACAATATATAGTATATTAGCCCAAAGAGCGCGCTCGTGATTAAATAACCATTGATGTTGAGATTGCCGTCTACATGAAACAAAAAAGGAAGATAATTGAATAAATATTTTTTTACTACTGGGAGTTGAAATATAAAGTATAGCACTCCTAACAGCAACGGTATTTGTAGTTCATCATAAATGTCGTCCAGCTTGCTTGCCCTGGTTGCGCTCCTGCTATATTCCTGAATAATCTCGTTATTTGTTTCATTCTCCACAATGTAATCCCGGTTTGTGGCCGGCGCCATATAATTCGGCTGGATTTGCACGTCATGTGTTATGCCTTCGGTGCTTCTCGGGATATCTTTGGACGGGAGTTGTGTCGCGCCGGCGCTGCTTGCAATCTGTAGTCCGCTGATGATTTGGTTAATAGTGGTTTGGTCTAGAGTTAGAGAAGACGAGGATGAGGAAGAAGGTTGCATCTGCTGTTGCTGTTGCTGTTGTGGAGGTTGAGCGCCCGGGTTGGTATTTGACATCATATTAGGGTTTGGATTATATGATACATTTCCAGTGCTGTTTCCCCCGCCGGCGGGGTCAGTTGGAAGATCATTAATATTAGTAGTGCTACTCATATAATTATCTAAATATTGTTGGATAATTATAAATTACGCATTTGCATTTGCATTTACATTTGCATTTGCATTTGCACAATGGTTATTCCTATAGTTTACATTTTGTGCACATTATTTGAATTCAATAACTTTTTTACTTGTGTCGCATTTCACATTCTCGTGCGAATATTTATAGCATTTGTTGTCATATTTAAATATTTTGTCTTTCACATTTTCCAAAGGCGGAGCATTATAAATAACGCAATTCTTGCCAATGCACACTTTTCTAAACAACGTAGCGAACCCAAATCCTAGAATAGCGGACATTATTAATTTGCCGGTATTTGAATGAATAAATTTTGACAAGTGCACCATATATAATGCCTATATATTTTGACACACATATTTAATAACTGGTTAATCCTGCATTGGGACGTCTTGAATTTGTGAAGTGTCTGTGGGACAGGTTACTTCGCTAGATGAATACTTGAAACATTGATCCGCTTTATCTTTATAAATGGTGTTCAAAATATTTTGAGGATTGGGATAAAGGAAGACTTTTTTCTCTTCCGGACCTAACACGTATACGAAAAATAGGCCAATTGCTAAACTAATTAAAAAAACGGGAATAGAAATATAATTGAGGATCATTATACTATATTATATTATATTATCTACACTGTTGACCATATGTCATACTTTGACCATATGTCACACTTTTATTATGTTATTAATTTGACCCAACACTTTGTCCTTGGCTCGTGCTCGTGGTCGTCATTAGTGAGGTGTTTGACGCCCCACTACTAGCGCTACTAGTAGCGTCCGCAATAAGCGGATTAGGCTTTAATAAGGACTTCTTTTTGGGAACGATGTTTTCATTGTCCACCACATATTTAACAATGCGTGCGGTGTCTAACGATGAATAAACGCGGTTTGGCAGGTTGACCTCTTGCTGAACCAGATGAAATGTTGCATTATTATCCATTTCCACGGATTGGTGCATAAACTTTAATGTTGCGATTTGTTCAAGCTGTGGCAAGATTTCGTCATTATACAATGTGACCGCATCTATAATAGATTGTTCATCGTTTGTTTTTTCATATTCGGCGAGATAATCACGTAAAATATTAATATTGGTATAAAATGCGGCATGTGTTTCTTCCAATAGTTTCGTTTTTTTGGAATTATTTGCGATGTATTCAAACAATAATGACACGTATTCATCGTCTTTAATCACAGTAGACAATTGGTTATTGATGGTTTGAAACTTTAGTATCGCAGAATTGCGTGGAGAGTATCCAAAAATCGCGTTATTTTTCTCTTCAATAATCATTTTTTGCATTGTTTTTATTAATTTTTTATTGTTTTCAAATATTTTTTCGAACATTATCGTGTAAGGTATCATTATTTGAATATCCAGTGTGCACGGCTCCTTGTCATCGCCGCATCGCGCCTTTAATAGTCTCGCAGTTTTATCAATATTATTCGGGTCCGCCTTGTCTTCTACGTACTCTGTCGCGAACACTGTCCCCACTTTGCGTTTGCAATTGATGCATGCCGGTCTAGTTTTTCTATACAAGTTACGTTTTTGTCTCCAGCTTACGTCCGCGTGATTGGATGAAATTTTATTTTTAATGGCGGTTTTACTGTTTTCATAATGCTCTTTATAACTATAATAGCTGTCAATGGCTTCATAATAATCCGTCATTTCATCCTCGTGCTCTACATAAAAAGACGCATCGCTATCATTATTGAATGAAATGGTTTTTTCTAGCGGAGTAGAAGGCATATTATAAGAATTATTGGACCATTCGCTATAAGAGTCTTTAGCTATTCTTAATGGCGCGAACACGCCGGATTCATCATCATAATCTGGAGATGGGGCATAATCTGGAGATGGAGCATAATCTGGTGATGGTCCATAATCTTTATCAAACACCGTTTCACCCGTGTCATCCGCGGCTGCAGCTGGAGGCGTATCGGTGTCTTCTGCCGGCGCCGCGGCTTCCGCTGCAGGTTCTTCCGCTGCAGGTGCAGATGTAAATGTGTTTGCAATGAGGTCTTGGATTTGAGCCCCGACATTGGTGACAGCGGACACCACACCGAGTTTTGGTTCGGCAACAGTGGGGTCTACTTCTTGTAGTGGACCGAGGTTTTCAATAGTTGCAGGCGGTTCATTGACGGACATATATAATTTATTAATATATTTTTATGATTGGTGTTACACACATTTGCAGAAGGTTGCATTATTTAAATAATGGGTTTATCGCAGACGCTGACGAGTAACTTCATATTCATTATTCCAATGGGGCAATCCTGTGATTAATTCTTGTTGTTCGCGTTTTTTAGCGGTTTGGTAATTTGATATTTTAGACAATATGTATTGCCGCTTGTGATTGTCCTTTTCATGCCGCTCTTTTGGGGTGAGCTTGCCTTTGTATTTATAAAAGAGCAATATGCCTAAAATAGTTATGAAGAGGAGAAACATCCCGATATTTAAAAGGGTGTTATGATGCTTATATTTAAAGTCTCTGCACTGTTTTAGTGTTTCGCTTAAGAAATATTTCACGCCTGGTTCAGTCAACAATGGTTTATTCACATCATTGAAGTTCATATAATTATTGCATAGTATTAATAAGGTGAATTTGGCGAAATAACCTTAAGTAATATATATTGTGTAATAATATATGGACATTACGTACGTGTCGTTATTTGCATTTTTTATGATTACCCTAATATATTTTTATTATTTCAAGCTACCATTTGATAATGGGACCGATGAATTAACCTATGCGGACTATTTAACCAGCAACATGTCGCGCCTAGCGCTCTACTTTTTCGTAGTCTTGTTACAGCAGCTCGCATTTAATTTGGGCGCCACCGTTCAGCGATGTGGGGGTACTGTCGGCAAAAACTTCGTGTCCACATTAATCATTACTATCATCCCGTGGGTATTCATTTTTGGCTCAGTAATTATGGCGCTCATTGTCTACCCAGGATTAAAGGGGGCTTTCGCAGACGTGGTTGGTTATTTTTTCATATACAATGATGCAAACAACATTCTAGGCAAAATCATTGTGGACTCTGATTTAGAAAATACCATCACGAAATCATTAGCGGAAGCAGGTGAAACCGCCACTGGTGAGAAATCCACCGGTCTAAGAAAGGCGGCGGAAGCCATCATGAAACTATGCGGCAATAAAGGCATTTTAGTAAATTCAATGAACCCAGAAAATTTTAATAGCATATGGGGCGTGCTTACGCCGCTAATCACACCAGATGTAGGCGAAGCCGACCGTAATACATATAAAAAACAACTTAAAGAACTGATTATTAAAAAGGACAACATTGGCGAAGGCCTTTGGTATATATACACAGGGCTATTGCTCACGTCAATCGTGTCGTATAATTTAATATCGCGCGGATGTAATAAGGATTTGAAACAAATCGCGGATGCTCGTGCCGAATACTTGAAAACCACCGCGAATACAGAGGCATCCACTGCTGCTAAGACCGCGGGACAAGCTTATACTCTAGCGCCAAATAATTGAAAGCCGTGATATAACACCGTAATGTAATCATAAAATTGTGAATACATTAATAAATGCATAATAAATGCATAATAAATTAGAAAGTTACCAGATGGGAATAAGAGATGTAATACAATACAGCTAAATAAGACAAGATGCCTAAAATAATGGATAATAACCAAATAGGAAGAATAGTTTTATTTTTATAGCCGACCCCAAAATCACGGATACTTCCATCCAGGTTATAGAAAATGGCCGGGCGGTTCATTTGAATTAAACTGTATATGATTAAAAACACAATAATGGAGACTAATGTAACATTGTCGCGCGCAAATTGTTTTAGCATACTATATTATAACAATTTTTTTACTTTTTTATTTGACCTAATGCAGAACTGGATATTTATGTTCTAGAGAATTATCGCTATAAATAATGCAATACATGCACGTAACTGGCGGCAAAACATGCAATGCGAATATATGGACAAATGTGGCATAATAATACGCTAGCTCGCGGTTATACGTATTCGGGGGAATATACTTTGTTGAAAAATAGGAATACTTTGTTATAATATTGCTCTGGTCGTCATTTGTTATATATTGTGACTCCGGTGTCGTTTGACAATAAAATATATACGAATTAAATAAATATACAAGACAACCTAAGCTCATAGCACTTGCCCACAATTCTTTATACAATGCATCAAACCGTAAGCTATCGTAATATGAAATAGATATTATATTTACAATCCAAGTAGCAATGTCAATATTTCTAATTATTCCTGAATGCGTTAAATTATTCCAAAATAGTAGTGTAGTGATGTATAAACAGTATGACATTATGCTTAATGACTTATGATTATGCAATATAGAAACAACACTATTTGCAAGGATGATGTGCGCGCTAATTAATCCATACATGCTAATGTGAAATGGGATTGCAACTTCTGGGTCATCGTGCTGCAAATATACAACCATTTGATTATTTGACTGTAAGGAGCTCATTATTACATTATAAAAGGAATGTAATAATTAAAATATAACTAATAAATGGGCACAAAAGGAGATTTATGATTAATCCTCATTATTTTCTTCCCCATACGGGTTGCCATCTTCATAATCTTCGCCAATGTTGTCCATGCGATACTCCTCAGTGTCAATGGCGTCCTCCATCTCGGCATCGGCTAAAAGATCGTCTGCGTATTGTTCAAAATTTTGAGGGTTTGCATCTTTGTTGGCAAATAGCCGCCGCTCTAGTCGCTGGTAGCTCTCGTTTTGAGCACGCAACTCATCATCATCCAAATTTTTGTTGTAAGTGGTCAAGCCTTTTTGTAGACCTTTATTCCAGTCACCCAATTTATGAGTTTTCATCAAGGTATCCACTTTGCGGAGGTCCGGCGACATTTTTTCAAGCTTGCTCGTAAACGTATCTTTCTCGCTCTGCTGAATTTTGAAGACGCTATTCATAATAAAGTCATACGAAATGTTTACCATTATTTTGTGTCCTTCCATCAGTTCTAAATAAGACGTTAATAGTCCAGCGACATGATGTTTAATATCTTTTAGTTCTCCTTGATTAATCTCGCTAGAATACTCGTCATATTCCACGTCTTCCGCGGCTAAAGGTGCGCCGTCAAATGGCGTGTCTAGGTCTACATCTGCGCGCATTTGAGCGGCGACCGGTTTTAAATTAATGCTGTTGATGTATCCGTGCAAAGTGGTTAAAAAATAGAACTCAAATAAGTATATTCCGGTCTTTTTATCAAATGCGCCTGCGCCAATGCCGTCACCGATAGGCGTATCATTTGCAAGCTCAAGGATTACATTTAGGTCCACAGGTACACGTTGAAGAACATTGGTGAGCCGACTGTTCCCATAAAAATGTTGCAATTTGCTGTAATATTCAGTCACTTCAAATGAAATCTTGGCGGCGTCATTCGGCGAAACGTTCCAATGGTGGGGGATGACTTTCTTGAAAGTATTTAAAGAGTTTTGCGATAAAATTGCGTTGGGAAAGATTTTAATGAAGTTGCACAAATATGTTTTAATAAAATTAATAGAGCTGCGCATATCATCCGTTTTCATATTGTGACCGACAGATTTGCCCCACTCCATAATCGTGTTCAACGAGTTATGCACTTTATCTAATTTCCCTTTGCCCACTTGTCCGTGCGTTTTGATGAATTGAAGAATGGTCTTTTTCAAATTTTTATTGGCGTTCACCAAATAATCGCGCATTTCATCTATCGCTAAATTTTCATCTTCTTCTGCCTGCGCTGCTACCGCATAAACGTCCATTACCGTCATCATGTGACCCTGAAACGCCGCAGGAACAGTTTTAATAATATCTGCACGGTGGCTCACGTAGACGTTTTCAATGATGGCGCGGATTTTTTGCAGCCGCGTGATTACTTGTTGAGAGATGGTAGTGTTGATAACATTTTTGCTGCTGATGATTAATAGAAGTCGGAGCATCGTTTCATTGGTGTATTCGCGGCCGTCATTCTTCAGTTTGCCGATTTGGGTTTCAATGGTGTCAAACTTGTTAAAGTTCGCCGGTTTATCATTGCACAATGGTACTAAAACGGTAGGAGTGGGTTTCAACGAGTTAAATTTGCAATAATGAATAAACGTTTTATAAATTGTTTCGCTGCTGAATAGAACGTCTAATGGAGGGAACATATGTTTTGTGTTTATTCTGCTTGAAAACAAGCACGGCGTGGTGTAAAACTTGACATCGCGCATAATCGCGGAATAGCTTTGCACGATATCATTGAATGTGCCGATGTCCGCATTTTTATCTTTGAAATATTGTAAAAAGCTGTTCCCGTTTTCTTCATTACAGCACGTGTTTTCTAGCGCGAGTTTGCCCCCGACGTTTATCAATAGGTTGAGTTTGTGTTGTTTTTTAACATTTTTTGTAATAACCTCTGTCACCACTTTCTGCATTTCTTCCTGTATCGCATAAGAGAACCGAATAATAATTGCCTGCAATGCGTTCAGCTGGTCGGTCTGTTTATAAGACCCAGTGTTCAAATTATCAAGCAACGATTGATTAAAATGTTGGGAAACCGGCGCTAAATGGGTCATCTTTACTGGAATTTGGGAAGGTAAAAAAGTCGTCATTCGTTTAACGCTGAATATGGACGCAATGTCGCTGGATAATAATCCATGTTCCGCGGATTGCAAATATTCGTGTTTGCTCCTGATATTTTGAATGACTTCTTGGGTTTGTGCAAGATAGCTTTCAATGTAATTGAAAATCGTGGAAGAAATATATTCTTCCTTCTTTTTTAATAGCACGCTCCAAGGGGCGAAGTTGGACCTAATCTTATACGCAATACACGCGATGTAATTGATGAACGATTTGTTTGCGCCTGGTTCAAGCGGGTATCCCTCAAATGAGCTGCTGCATCCGGGGTAAGATTTGCGCGTTTTTATAGAAGGCACATTGGTTTGAACTGCGATAATAAACATGCCGAGTGTCAAATATAAAAACAGGGCATTTTTCTGGTCTTCGTAGGTGGTGGGTTGTTTGCCCTTTTTTTCAAGCGCCTCGTTGCGCTCTGCAACTTCGTCCTCAGTAGGCAGGACAGTCATCACTGTATTCTTGACATTTCTAACAATAAACTCCATTTGCGCGGGAATGGATATGCCGGTTGCGGTGGACAATGCATTAACAATTTTATAAATGAGCTGCGTTTCGGCGGACATTGCAACTTGTATCAATGGACCAGCGGGGGGGTCATCAGGTTGTATGTCTGCCCAGTCGGCTTCTTCCACTTCTCTAGTCCGCAGTTGAAAACCGGCGGCGTCAAACCCTTCTTCTTCGCTGAAGTTGGCCAATGTAATTAGTTTACCACTATGTTTGTCTACGATGCGGTCGCCTTCTTCGCTGATAACTCCGTTCGTGCGAATTGCATCCTGTAGCGCGTCGGCATAATGTTCATGGTTGTTGATGAATGCCATTGCAAGAGTATATAAAAATTGTGGTAAAAGGGGGACGTTTGTTTTGATGCAATAAAGGAAGTTGGCATTTTCGGTGCGTTCAATTGGCGGTCTCGTGCATAACCGGGCGAATTTTAGAATGTTTTCATATTTTTTGGCAATGTCATCTTGCCCCAAAATAATATCCAAAAATGGGGAATAAGGGGAAACGATGGTTTCCGTGTCGTTGACTAAACTGAGGCCAAGCTCATAATTGGCGACAGTTTGTTTGAACTTGTTGTATTTATGCATTTCTTTAAGTTTTGCAATAATGGTTACATAATAATTAAATTGTGCCATCAATCTGGCGGTCTGTTCTTCCTTGGATGTTTCATATTTTTGGTCAAATTGTTCCATAATAGAGTTCATTGCGTTGAGTTGCAAGTTATCCTTGTTTACAGTTAGGCTTTCGCACACGCCGTTCACTTTTTGTAATGAGTACAAGCAGTCTTTTTGAATGTTACATAGAGTGTCGGGCGACCCTTGGAACATATCTTTGGATGCGTTCTCGTCTAATCGCCATATGTTGGTTTCTCTGACATAAAATTCAAACGCATTTTGCACGGAATTGAAAAAAACGGCATAATCGCCTTCTTTCACTGGTTTCATCCCGATAATCATGGCTACCGCGTGTTCTTCAGCCATTTGCTCGCCAAACTTGTGCTTTTTCTGTAGCTTGTCCACGAGAAACTTTTCAAAGTCGTCTTGGTTGAGTTTATTCCTTTCGTTTACATAATCGTCCAAAATGCCATAGGGGGTTTTATCAAACTCTTTATCATAATAGATTTCTACTCCATTGTCCGCGTCAATGTCAGTTTTTACGCGATATTTTTTTGCGATGGTGTAGTTTAAGCACTTGTCATCGGCGACATCTTTAATGCGGTCTTGTTTTAAATTCTCATTGGAGAATTCAAGTAGTTCGCTTACATGAGATGGGTATTTTAGGTAGACGGTGGAAATCGACACGCTGCAATTGAGGAGATTGCCAAAGTCATCAGTGAGGATTTTTTTCATCAACTCTGAATCACTTTTATGTATGGATTGGTATGGATAAAGATAGCTATTAAACGTCTCACTCCTCACTTTGCTGTCTGGGAACATTGACACCGAGGTGCTAAGAAAAGTTTCCTTTCTTAAGACTACTTTTGGGTTAATATATTTCAATTCATTAAAATAACGCTTGTGTTCAAGCATTGATTTATTAAATTTGGAAATTTTGCAATCAATAAATGCCACGATAATCTGATACTGTTTATACGTTAAATCCCCTGAATAAATCAAAAATGGCTCCAACACGTCCACAATATTTACAAGCGACACTTTCCCCACAATGTATTTGGCCATTATATTGAATATGTCTTTCGTGGTTGGTATAACTTTATCCAAATAATTCAAGAAATGTGCAGAGCTTGAGACCTCCTCGCCAATGCGACTTTTCAAAACGAAATGATTAATGCTGTCAAAGTAACTCTTTAAAGATTGTTCTTCCTTCCGTTTTTTCGCCACATTTGCGCTATGAACACTCGGCGCCTCTTCATCTATTAGGTGCACGTCAATCGTATTTATACGCGTATTCTTTTTCAACAATTGCCAATAATTTAAGAATTGTGTGTTTAAATTGGAAGACACCAAAATATCAGTACCGGGCAAATTGATTTTGGAGAATTGAATGGCCGGTGCAGGCAATGTGAGGTAAGAAGTAATCGCCATCTTATCTGAAGGCGTCAACGGTGCAACTACAGTATCCATGCTGGTGGAGGTTTTTGCAATTACATCTAAATGGGTGAGGCCGGTATTGTATCTTTGCATAAAGAACCGTTTGCGACTTAGCGCGTTTGCATTCATTGCGCTGGATTGTAGGTCTCCATAGTTATCAATAATTATGGATTTATCGCAAGTGGCGAATTGTTGGGTAAGAACATTGGCGTTTTCTTGCGAGTTCGGGTTAGTGTTATAAAATGGTGTGAAGAACGGGTTTAAAGCATTATATAGCTCTACGTATTTGTTTTGGTCATTGGAGATGGGCATGGTTTTGTTTTCTTCAATGATGGTGGACATATTTGTGATGTCTTCATAAAATTGCAGTCGCGATATGTCGGGAATATCATTATCTACAATTACAACTGCGGCGTCTTCCGAATACATTTTTTTCTCATTTTTGGCTACAGGCAAAATCCAATACAAGTTTGAGCTACTACTTGAGAGCACTTCTCTTAATGGTTTATGCAAATGCGACTTTACTGTCATGCGGTCAATAACCCCGTTTTTATTGAATTTAGAAAACTCTGTGCGCAATTGGGTAAACCGTTCAATGGAGGTGTGGATATTATTTAATACAGTTGGGGTTTGTTGATTGGTAGGAATGGTGGACATCATGCTATCTAATAGGTCATTGGTTTGAACGTCAATATTGTAGCGTTTAAATTTCGCATCTAATTCAACAAACTGTAGAATGGGTTGATTAAACTCGCCAAACACGATTTGGTCTTCCAATATGTGTTTGTTGATGGCTTGCTGCTGTTTTGGTTGCAATGCGGTTTTATCGCCTTCTTCTGTGTCATCTATGTCTTCTGGTTCATATAAATCTGATGGGTCAATGTCTGCATCCTGATCTCCGGGTTCCCCGGTTTCTTCCTTCCCTTCATCCACTCCTTCATCCACTCCTTCTTCTTCGCCGACCAATGCGGCTGACGCTTCTTTGCGGGGTTCTGGTTTTCGGCGTATTTCAAATTGTTCAATGGGTAGGTTTTCTGGGAGGCCTTGATAGTTGAATGGAATATAAATCACGCGACCTGCTGGGAAGGTGGTGATTTCAATCATGTCTTCTTCTAGATTTGTGATTTCGCCGGTAATGATGGCAGGAACGTCGCCGCCAAAATGGATATTAACCCATATACCTGGTAAAAGATTATTTTGTCGCGCGTATCCCTTTTTTTCATTGCGACTGATTAGTGCAATATTGGCGATGGAATTATTATCAATCACCCCATTCTCATCAATGTTTAGTTGAATTTTCTTAAATGATTTTAAATCAATGAGAATGATTTTGTCCTCATTAATAAAATCAATAAAAAACCGGTTATTATTTAACAATTCGTTCAATGGAGCGACAATATCAATAATATCGCCAAGCTCAAGGCCAACGCCTGTGTTTTCCTCCACCGTTCCTTCTTCCTCTTGGCCCCCTTGTCCTTGGTCCCCTGCCCCTTCTTCCTCTTGGTCCCCTTGTCCTTGGTCCCCAACATTTGCGAGAGGTGCGTCAATGGGTTCGCCTAATTGTGCCTCATCAATATTAATAGGGTCGCCTATTTTTATTGGAGCTTTTTTTGGATTACTTGTTGCTATGTCAGATAATTGACTTGACATTTATCTTATATATAATAAAGAAATTTTAAATTGATAATTGATATATTGATAATTGATATATTGATATATTGGTTCACTAAACATACTAAACCAATAAATTTATATTGCATCATATAATAAAAAAATATGATATAAAGACATTTGACCAAAATACATTATAGATTATACATACGTCATCAATGCTATCATACAACTTGACTAAAATCCCCAATTTTATGACCATTGTCTCTAATCCGGATCACCCGGTTACCGACCCAAATATTGTGTGCACCAGACAAACAAAGGTGGATAAATGCAATGGCCCAAATTTACCTGAAAGTTTTGAAAGGTCGTACCGTGTATACCATTATGACAAGTCCGCATTAAATGCGGAGTTAACTTACACATATGGTTTGCTCCGGTCAGTCATTGTGAATGCATCCGACCAGATTGTTTGTTTTTCTCCTCCCAAATCATTATCTACGGAGACGTTTATCACTGAGTATCCCGAGCAATCTGCATGGCAACAATATCTTGTGGCTGAGGAGTTTGTAGAGGGAACGATGATTAACGTCTTTTGGGACGAGGCCTTAAATGGGTTTGAGTTTGCAACTCGCAATAATGTTGGCGCGGATGTCACGTTTTATAAGGGACAAGGTGCAACCAGTAAAACATTTAAAACCATGTTCGCAGAATGCGCTGCCGCTTGTCAGTTAGACGTGAATAAATTGAATAAGAGGTTTTGCTACAGTTTTGTAATGCAACATCCCGAAAATCGCATTGTAGTCGCCTTTTCTAAACCACAATTATATTTGATTGCAACCTACGACATTCACAATTACAATGAACTGACTAATGTGCAAGAGGTAACTGTCATGCCAATTTGCCCATCCATCGCATATGATTGGACAACCACTACTGTAAAGTTTCCGCAAGAGTTTACCGGTTGGCATAGTTATGATGACTTGACAAACATGTATGCATCTTTAACCACACCATATACGGTGGTAGGAGTGGTTATTAAAAATATGAGAACTGGCGCAAGATGTAAAATCCGCAATCCCACCTATGAAAAGATGCGAATATTGCGAGGGAACCATTCTAAACCCCAGTATCATTATTTAACCTTGAGAAAAGAGGGAGCAGTTGCGAAGTATTTGCAGTATTTTCCAGAGCATCAGGAGATGTTCACTCATTTTCGCAACCAGTTGCATGCGTTTACCTATAACTTGCATGCAAACTATGTGAACTGTTATATTAAAAAGGAGAAGCCGATACGCGAGTATCCCAAGCAATTTAGGACGCACATGTTTAATCTACACGAGAAATATGTGAATGAGCTGAAGCCTACGAATTCATATGTGTCTAATGCGGTGACTATTGACTATGTGAACAATCTATTACCGGCGCATCTGATGTATTCGCTCAATTATAACTTGCGCGTTATAAAAGCGACCGCATAAGTTGATTGGGCAGTTATCAAGACATCAAGACATCAATACATCAATATTATAATAATAATTAATTATTATAATAAATAATGAATAAT